TCTGTAGACAACTTTGAAAAAAGTGATTTGTGGATTACCAGTTAGGTAAACGTCTTGAGCTCCATAGGCTACGAGTTGCATTAAACCTCCTCCCATAATTTATATATAATTAATGGATAAAAAAAAAATATTAAAATTCTATATATTTTTTAATATTTAATAAATGTTTTATCTTAAGATAAAAAAAATTAGTTACTGTAAGCAACACCTCCCATACCACTCATAATTCTTAATACATTGTAGTTAACACCATATATATACATGTTACCTCCACCTGCTGCAGTTGTAACATTTAATGAAGCATTATCGATTCTAGAGAAATTGCATGTTCCAGATGGTTGATGTTCTTCTGGATTAAGAGCAAATGAGTATACACTGACACCTGCTTTAGATGATGTGTGATGTGTATGTGGTTGGACAGAGTCAAAGAATCTTGCATTTTGTTTAGAGAAACGATCATGTCCATTTAATTGTAATAAAGCGTCTGTAATTGCATCAGCATCTGATACGTCGGCAGCATCATTCGAGTGTACCCAAACTAATTCTTTAACTGGGTGGTTAAAGTTAAGTCTGAATTTGTTTGATCCTGCAGCTGTGGAGCAAGATTCAACACCAGTGAATTGTAATTGTTCAATTAAGTATTCGTGGGATGCTTGAGCGAATCTTTTTCTTTCTTCACTATCTAAATAGATGTAGTTTACTAATAAAGTAGTGTTAGACATTCCTACATTAGTTGGTGAGTTGAATTCGAATTCAAGTCTGACATCATGGTATTGTAAAGCAATTAATGGTAAAGCTAATCCATCATTTCTGCAGCAGAAAAATTGTAAAGGAACAAAAAGTTCTTGAGCAGCGCCGCCATTAGCTATTACAGCTGATCCAACCATGGCATTGTGAGCAACGTCATTATTAGAATTAGAACTTAATTCATTCCATAAGTACATCCATCTTCCGTAATGTTTATCGATTTTGGTTCCACCAATTTGTAATTCAACTGATTTGATTAAATTATAACCAATATTAGCAGCAGTGTTAGCAGCACCTGTTTCTGAAACTGTGGTGTGTAACCACATTTTGGTAACTAAGTCACCATTTCTAGTGATTGGAACAGTGGCTTTGCCACCTACAGCAGGTGTACCATTGAAAGTTTGTTCAATGGCTTCACATGCGAAGTTAGTGTGTCTTCTGTAGACAACTTTGAAAAAAGTGATTTGTGGATTACCAGTTAGGTAAACGTCTTGAGCTCCATAGGCTACGAGTTGCATTAAACCTCCTCCCATAATTTATATATAATTAATGGATAAAAAAAAATTAGCAAAAAAAAATAAAATTCTATAATATTTTTTGAAATAATCTATATTTAATTACTATAAGCCATTCCTCCTAAACCACTCATTACTCTTAGTACATTATAATTCATTGTAAATATTGATAATTCATTTCCAGAAATTGATGTTACATCCGGATCAAATGTTAAATTTAAAGTAGCATTATCAATTCTAGAAAAATTACAAGTTCCCGATGGCTGATGCTCTAAAGGATTTATCGAGAAACTGAATAAATTTACTCCATCTTTTGGAGTACTTTTATGAGTTTCATATGCTTGTAAATAATTAAAAAATTCGCTCGATTGTTCTGAGAATCTCTCATGTCCATTTAGCTTTAATAATGAAGATGATATAGGATTTACTGACCCATCAATATATTTTCCATAATTATTCCATTGATATACTACAATATCATAATTTGAATGACCTCTATTTGAAGTATCTGTTGTTCTTGTAATTCCATTCATTATTGTTGTAATTGGTTTAGATATATCATCTATTGACAATGGTGTAACAACTTCCCAATTTGAAACATCATTTGCTGAACAATTTGCAGTATTTGCTGCACTATTAATACTTGTTAAACTACTATAATTTGCTTTAATTACAGCTGTACCTGCTGTAATAGAATGGTGATTATATGTAGTTGCAGTTGTTTGACTTGATGCTGTTGCAGTTTGAGAGCCATTTAAACTTAGCGCAACTACTCCGGCATTCGAGTACATTTGAGAAAGAACATATCTAATAGTTGCATTATTAATTAATGTTAAGTTTACAGTTTCATAACCTGACCTATATATATATGATGAATCGGGTTTATAACTTAAAAATGACTTGCCTGATGTATAATTGCCGTTTTGCATATACCAGTATAATGATTTACAAGGATGACTAAAATTTAAATTATAAATTGTATTTGATCCATCAACTTTTTCATTCAAATCTGCTTGAACTTGTTCTATTAAATATTCATGTGCTGAAGATGCAAAACGTTTTCTTTCTTCAGAATCTAAAAATACATAATTACACAATAAACTAATATTTGATATTGTAGCTGTTGTTGTTGTTACAGATTCTTTTACAATTAATTGATTAACATTCTTTAATTTAAAATCTATTCTTATATCATGATATTGTAACGCTATCAATGGAATAGCCAAACCATTAAATTTATTACAAAAAAATTGTAATGGCACATATAAAGTTGTTGTTTTTTCAGTAGTTGACAATGTTGTCATATCACTATTATTTCCTATCATAATATCATATCCCCTGTTATGAGAAGTATTTCTTGCTAATTCATACCATAAATTTAACCATCCATAATATTGCTTATCTATTCTAGATCCGCCAATAAGTAACTCAACTTCTTCTAATAAAGCATGACCTAGCTTGTTTACCCATGCAAATTTACCACCAGTTCCAGTTAATGAAACTGTACATTTTATATACATTTTGGTAACTAAATCACCATTTTTTGCAATTGTACATGTTAATGATGATCCAAAAGTATTATTACCTGATACAGTTTGTTCAATTGCTTCAATTGCAAAATTGGTATGTCTTTTATAAACTATTTTAAAAAATGTAATTTGTGGATTTCCAGTTAAATAAACATCTTGAGCCCCATAGGCAACTAATTGCATAATTCCGCCTGACATATTTATAATAAAATAACATTATTTTATTATAAATTTTTCTTATTAATTAACTCATTTAATTCCTTTTCTAAATTTATAGGTTTTTTAGATAATTTTTTTAAATCTTCAACAAATGACTTATCTTTATCATTTTTATCTTTATCATTTTTATCTTTTATCAAATAAAAAGTTTTAACATCTGAAATGCCAATTTTCCAACCTTTATTTTGAGCATTCAATAAAATAATTATTTTATGTAAATCCTCATGTCCTAAATACATAATAATAAAAATATTTTCTAAACAGTTTTCAAGCTTACAATGCGTTTACTGCGTTTTATTGTTTTGATGTTTTGATATAAAAAAAAATAAAAAATAAATATTAAAGTATACATTTATACTCTTTATAATGACAAAACGGAACAAAGTTAAAACGACTTTGGACAAGAGGCATAAAGATAAAGTTACATATTTTGAAAGTCATGATTTAATACAACAAGAACTTGAAAAAGAGCTTGTAAAAAATTTAAATAAATTAAAGGACATTGAAAAAATTCCTTATATTGATTATACTAATGAAACTTTACAAGAAAAAACACAACTTTTAGATAGAAATAAAGAAATTAATAAAAAGTTAGAAAAAATGGATACAAGTTTAGAAGAGTTATTATATTATAATAATACAATTGATTATATCGCCCCATATTATGAACAGAATAATAAACAAGGAGATGTTAAACATATGGAAATTGTTGATTTTTTTAACAGTTCGAATTTGGTAAGAAAAAAAAAATCATCAAATAATAAAGCTGAATTATTAGAAAAATATCTTAAAGTTATTGATAATAAGCAAACAAAAGTAGGAAAATACAAAAAATTTAAGCCAAAATATTGCCCCAATGTCGAATGTAAAGCAGAGATGACATTACATTTATCAGATGGTTATTTAATTTGTACTAGTTGTGGTTTCTGTGAAGAAGTTATTCTCGATAGTGATAAGCCAAATTATAAAGAACCTGTACCTGATGCTACAGCTTATTCATATAAAAGAATTAATCACTTCAATGAATGGCTTGCTCAGTTCCAAGCAAAAGAATCAACTGATATACCCGATGAAGTATATGACAAAATTTTAATAGAAATGAAAAAACAAAGATTATTAGATAAATTCATAACACCTAAAAAAATGAGAAGTATTTTGAAAAAATTAAATTATAATAAATATTATGAACATGTACAACATATTATAAACAAAGTATCAGGTATTCCTCCTCCAAAAATGACAAGAGAAGTTGAAGAAAAGTTCCGTCAAATGTTTAAACAATGTCAAGAACCTTTTACATTATATTGCCCAAAGGATAGGAAAAACTTTTTAAGTTATTCTTATACATTACATAAATTTTGTGAATTATTAGAATTAGATGATTTTTTACCGTGTTTTCCTTTATTAAAAAGTCAAGATAAATTAAAAGAACAAGATAGAATATGGAAGAAAATTTGTGGATATTTAAATTGGGAATTTATTTCATCTATTTAAAATTGAAATATGTATTTTTACCTTTCTTTTTATTAATATTTATTATTAAAAAGAATTTATGGATAAGAAAGAAGAACTTGTGGAAAATGACAAAAATACAGAGTATATAAAAAGTAGCTATAATGGATCTAAATCTAATAAAATATATGATCATCCTAGTATTATCACACTAAGACAAATGGTTAACAGTCGTTCCGACTCTGAAAATTCAGAAGATCATATAATAAGACCATTGAAGTCATGGGAAAATAATAATAGTAATAATTCATTTTGGGGATATATATGTGAAGGAATCCCTTTAATATTTAAAAATTTTAAATTAAAGATATGTGATAATCTTCTATTAGGTGGAGAACATGTCCAAAAAATATCTCCAGGATATAACTCTCCAGTAAAAGCTGATAATAAAGAAATTAGTGCAGAGGAAAAAGCAGATATTGTTAAAGCATCTCCGTCATTTGGGATGTTCAGTTTATTCAGATATCATTTATATAGAGGATATATGAATAAAGAATTAAAAAGAATAAATAAAATTTATTGTTCTCATATATTTTCATTAATATTTGCATTACCAATAATTGTATTTATAGGGCAATGGCTACTATACACTGCATTAGTTTCACATGAAATTAATAATTATAATAGTACTATTTGTGCAAATGATGATACCTTAGAAAATAAAATGATGATAAGTGGAATTTGTCTTATTTATTTTTCTAGGAGTTTTTTCATATGGGATAATATTACTAATACACTGAGTCTTAAAAAAATGAATAGAGTTAGTAGTATATCTGCAATTCTTGACACATTTCAAGAATTCTCATTTAGTTTACTAGTATATACAGCTAATATATGGGTAGTATTTGTTGAAAAAGATATTCAAAATATGATTCTAAATTCACTAGCTATGGAATTTTTAATGACATTAGATAATGAATTTAAAGAATTATATTTTAAATATTTGCCAGGTACTGCAGAAGATATATATGATAATGTATTTGTATCATATTATGAAAATAAAGATTTATTAGAAGATAGATTAAATAAAGATAGATGTTTTAAATTTTTTAATTGTATAGTTTACATACCTTATAAATTATTAGTTATAACAATATTTATATTTCCTGTTTTTTGCTTTTTTATGGTATTTGCTGGAGCACTTTGTAAATAATTAAATATACCATTCATAATTTTGATCTATAATTATATAAGTATCAGTTCCTTTATTATACTCTGAAAATATTTTTATATCACAACCCATAGAATTTAATAAAATTTTTGATATTGGTAGACCATAACCAAAACCACTAATAGGATTTGATTTTTCAAAATCACTATCAAAATTATTACTAAAATTTATATCTGCTGTAGTATAACTAAAATTCCATATTTTAGGCATTTCATCATATTTTATACCAATTCCATTATCTGATATTCTTAAAATTTTTAAATTATTGTCACCTGATAAATCTATTTCTATTTGAGCATTATCTCTATTTTGACATGCTACGATTGAATTTTTTAAAATTTCTAATATTGGATACATCAAAAAATTTTGATTAAATATAAAATCTGTATCTATTATATTTTTTTTGATATCTGGAAATTCCATTCTATTTATATCAGTTATACTTTCTGCATCGTATAGAGTATCAGTAATAATATTATTTAAATTACAGTGCAAATTTATATTACCAATATAATTTGCATCGTCATTAAATAACAAATAATAATTATCCAATAAAAATCTTGTTCTTGTTCTATTTATACAAAAGTTTTCTAAAAATTTATTATATTTGATTAAATTTTGATTATTTTCAGATAAATTTAATTTACCTAATCCCTTAGATATAGTGATTAAAGTTGTTTGATGTCTATTTAATATATTAAAAATAATTCCTTTAAAATTTTCACAGTCATCATATGTTTTAGGTTCTTCTATTAATGATATATCTTGTAATGAATTTATATACCAATCTCTTAATGTAAATATTTCATGACCGTCATTAATATTAAAAGGCAAGTCTTCTAATTCCTTAATTCTTTTTGAAAAACGAATTGGAATTTCATTATATATAAACTTGCTCGCATTTAAAATTCTATGTTCTTTTGTTAATGTAGTGTAGTCAATTATATTTTTTTTTGAAACAAAAGTTTCTTTTGTCTTATTTAAATAATTAATTAAAAAATAAGTATTATTTAATATTTTCTTCATTAATTTACTTAATATTTTTTTTTATTTTCTTATTACTTTTAACTACACGTCGACATGGAGGATTGCAATTTCCATCCTTATCGACATTTACAACTAATGTTTTACATTGCTTACAAACATGCCAACCAAGTTTGATTGCAATTTCTTCAAATTTATCTTTTGGCATTATATTTAATTAATAAATTTATTATTTAAATACTTCTATTTTAATTAATTTCAATTTTTATTTCATTAATTCTTCTATCTTATCTTCTAATTCATAAATTTCATCTTCAGATCCTTTTTTTTTCTTTAATCTTTTTAATTCTCTTTGTAAATTTTTAATTTCTTTCTTCTTTTCTTTTTCTCCCATTATTTTACTTTTATCAACTTTTATTTCATTACCCCAACTATCTTTTACTGTAGATGCTTGTATTAAATTATTTCCTTTATCTTCCGTATCTTGATTTGCTGTAGATTCTCCTTCTTTTCTTAACTTACCAGATTCCATAATCCATTTTTCTTGAGAAACAGCATTTGCAAATTCTCTATTATGAGAAATTGTTACTACACCACCTTTAAATACTTCAATTGCTTTTGTTAAAGCACCTAATCCATCACGATCTAAATAATTTGTAGGTTCATCCAAGATGATTAAATGTGGATTTAACCATAATGAAGCTGCCAATACTACTTTAACTTTTTGTCCTCCTGATAATGATCCGATCAATGTATGACTTGCTTGTTCTGGTTCTATTCCGAATCCTAACAAATGTTTTTCAATAGAACTTGATGTTAAAGATTTATCCATTAAACCAGCAGCTGCTGCCATTTTTTCATCAAATCTATGTACTTCTTTTATACATCCCATATTCATTAAAATTTCTCTTTTAACCCACATTGTGTTTTCTTTTGCCATATTTTTCCAACAAACCTCATATTGTTTAGTTTTCTCTTTTTTATTATTTCTTCTTCCTATAATTTTATTTAATAAAACTGCTTTTTTCTCTTGTTCAGGTGATCTACATAATCTAATTTCATAAGTTAAATCTTCAAGTTTAAGATAATATTTTTTCTTGATAAAGTTTTCTTCATCAATATCTGCTTTGAAATCAACACTTTCTTTATCATCATTTCCTGCAAATCTCCATAATATATATTGTGTTGGTGTTTTAGTAATATGTTTTTCTAAATGTTGAAATGCATGTTGTGCAACATATGCAATTCTGGAATTTGGATTTTTCCAAACATCCCCTGACGAAGGTTTAAGTTCTCCAATTAACAACTTGATAGCAGTTGATTTACCAGCACCATTTGGTCCTACCACTGAAACTCTAGAAGATGTAGAACATGTTAATGATATATTCATAACTGTAGGTTTATCTCTAATTGGATATTGAAATGTAACTTGTTTCATTTTTAAAATACATTTACTACCTTCTAATCTACCAGGATCAGGAAAATCAAATTTCATTACATCGTTCTTTAATTCAAAATATCCTTTCTTTTCAGGATACTTTTCAACAAAATGTTTTAATACATTTCCATCTTTACTTCTAAACATAACTAATTTTCTATTTTGAAAATCAATTATGTGAGAACACATTTCATTTAAAAATGATGAATCATGTGATGTACAAATAATTGATCCACCACCTTCTCTAAAATTATTTAACCATTTTTTTATCCAAGCAATGTTAGTAATATCCAAGTGCCCTGTTGGTTCATCAAGCATAAGAATATCCGCATTCATTAATGTCGCAGCACATAATTGCATTTTCATTTTCCAACCACCTGAATAAGTTGTTACTCCCATCGCTGCATCAGCAGCTCTATCTTTACCAATATCTTTGTTTGAATTGCCAAAACCAATTTCTTGCATTACTTTTTCTACATCTTCTCTTTGAACTTTTGGTTCCATTTTATATACTTCATTACAACAGTCTACAACCCAATCTATGCCACATAAATCAATATTAAAAATTGGATAGCCTTTGTCATCTTCGCCTACTTCTCTTTCTTGAATTTCATGCTCAACAAATACAGTTTTAAGCTCGTCTCGTTTTGGGAAACCTTCAACTTGTTCATTAGCAATTGCTCTCATTAAAGTTGTTTTGCCACAATTATTAGGTCCTAAAAGACCATAAAATCTATTTTTTTTTAAATGTATATATGTATTATTTAATAATGTTAATGCACCATATGCTAAAGAAAACTCTCCTTTATATAAATCAGCACCTTCCTCATTATCAACAAAACGATCATCTTTTATGTCATTTGTAGTTTTAAAATTATCATATACTACTTTACATATTTCAGATGAATTTGATACATTTATTAAATATTTTGAAAATAACTCACTCCAAATGTTATATTCAAAATATTGAATGTTACTTAATTCTAAAATTATTTCACATAAATTATCTATTTTTTCACTTAGATCAGCATTATAAATTTTACTAATCTGTGATTTTAATACAATTTGAATATCTTCTAAATTGTATTTTGTTGGTTTATATCCATCACCACATGCTTTATTTAAAGTATTCAAAGATCTCTCTGCAATACTTCTAGCTTCTGGGTTACTAATATTTTTCGCACAATTTTCAACAAGTGGTTTTAAAATTGGCATTAATGGGTAAATTTCTTTTGGATCTTCAATTAACTTACACATATTATCAATAATAACACAACTTTTACGTCTAATTTCAGTTATATTATCTTTAAGACCTCTTTCTAAAATTGGTAATGTTACCGCAAGAGCTCTAAATTCAACATTTTGAACAAAAACACAACCTGCTAACTTTTCAACTGCTAATGGAATATTTCTAATATCCTGTAAAGCATCTAAAACAACAGGAATAAATGGATCTAAATCTTTATTACCATTACATTTTAATAGCTTTTCCATAACAAATACTGCTTTTTTCTTTACTTCTTTTTTTAAATCATTCATTAAATAATTAACTTCTGCAATTAATTTTATTAAATGATAACTTATTAAAGTATGATTTTTGTCAATCAAATATGAAATTACATCTAATAAAAAAATAGTTTGTTCATGTTTACACTTATCTCTTTTATTAAAAAGTATATTTAATATTTTTACTATATTCCATTCATTTACACCATCTAATAAATGTAATCCAACTAATTTAACTTCACTTAAATCAAATCTTCTATTTTTTTTTTGTTTTATTGTTAACAAAGAGTATGCCTTTTCAAAAGCTAACAATAAATATGATTCATTATTAATATCTCTTACTAAGATATCAAAAGAAATACCATCAACATATGATAAATCTAACACGTTTTTAATATTTGTTTCTGTGCATTTTTTTATACTTTCATTTTGTTCTATTTTTAACATAATTTTTTGAGAATATATAATTATTTATCTATACTCTATCTATATCGTTTTAACAAAAATTTAGTTAAAACAGTATTTAAGCTTTATATCTAATTATTCATTGTAATACCACCAACAGTTGAACTACCAATTGCAAATCCAGCACCTTGTCTAGCGGCAACTGATACACTTGGTGCATACATATCTAGTATTGCAAAAACACATGCAGCAGTAAAGGCAATTGCAGCAACTTCTCTAACATCTATTTTTTCAGAAGGAATGTATCTAGCTGCTAATGCTACAGCTCCACCTTCTAACAGATATTTTACTGCTCTCTTAATTATTTCAGATAAATCAAGTTCGAATTTTGGATTTTCTTGAGAATTATTATTATTCATATAATAATATAAATATATTAATTTTGTTTTTTATAAAAAATTTAAATATTTTTATTTTATAAATGCCTGGAGGTTTAATACAAATAGTTGCTTATGGGGCACAAGATTTATTTTTAACAGGAATCCCTGAAATAACACATTTTAAATATATTTATAAAAGATATACTAATTTTGCAATGGAATTTTTAGAATTACCATTTAATGGAACTAAAAATTTTGGAGAAACAATTACATGCCCAATTCCAAAAAATGGTGATTTAATAAATTCTACTATTTTAAAATTAGAATTACCTAAAGTTAAACTGGAAAAAACAACAACTAACACAGATTTAGTTAGCTCAACATTATCAGAATTTAATAATTCTGAAAATAATATTATAAATTTTAATAATTTTATAAAATACATATACGAAAGTATATATATTGTAAATAACGGAATTAACAATTCAAATGAAACATTTACTAATATAAAATCATCTGTAACAGCATATTTAGATTCAAATAAAAACTTTATTTTATTAAAAAATAAGGTAAGTAATGATATTAAACAAGCTTTTGATATTGAAGCAGATCTAACAACAATATTTGCTAAAAATGTAAACGAAATAGAAAAAAAAAATTATTTAAAAATTGTAATTGAAAGTTATATAGAAAGGAGTAAAAATATTTTAAATATTTTGCAATCAGATTATAGTACTAAAAAAAAGAATTATGACAATACTCTTTTAAATAATTATAAATTTTGTTGGATAAAAGATTTAGGATGGAATATTATAAATTATGTAGAGCTCCAAATTGGAGGGGTAATAATTGATAGGCAATATAGTACTTGGTTACATTTATGGCATGAATTATTTGAAAATATTTTAAAAAAAAATGATTATAATAAATTTTTTAACAAGAATTCAAATGCATATACATTTGATAATTCAGAAAAAGATAATATATCATTATATATCCCTCTTAAATTTTTTTTTAATCGCCATATTGGTTTATCATTGCCTATAGTTTCTATAAGAAATCAAGAGATATCATTTAAATTAAAATTAGAAAATTTAAATAATTTAATATACACTGATTATTCAGGATCAGATATAAATAGCTTAATTAACTTAAGTAATATTAATTTACTTGTTAACTATATTTACCTAGATCAAGATGAAAGATCTAAATTTGCACAGTCTTCACATGAATATCTTATTGAGCAAGTAAATAAATTAACTTTTAATAAGTTAAAATCAGAAGAACTAAATTTAGAATTAAATTTAAATCATCCAACAAAGTATTACACTTGGACTGCACAAAAAAAAACTGATGTTGAAAATTATAAATTCTATAACGACTATACAGGAAATTTAACTTATACTGTCACTGATAATTACCCTCAAATTTCTAGCAATAAAAATAATACAATAAAACAAGCTCAGTTAGAATTAAATGGTGTTGACCGAACAAGTAATTATGAAGGATCTTTCTATAATTATGTTACAAGTTATGAAGCAAATATTAATACTCCTTCTGATGGAATAAACTTTTATACTTTTTCATTAAATCCAAAGGATATCCAACCATCTGGAAGCTGTAATTTTTCTAGATTAAATAGAAAAACTATTAAATTATCATTTACTGATGAATTTTTATCGAGATTTAGTAATACTGAATATATATTAATAAATTTTATATCGGTTAATTATAATATTTTAAAATTTGATAAAGGTCTTTGTAAATTAGTTTTTGCTTATTAATTTTCACTTTTTACAAAAATATCACTCAATATATTATCTTCTTCTGATGGACTTTCAGAACTACCATAAGATTCACTTGATGAATTTGATTGACCTTTCGATTCATCATCTGTAATAAATGGAGCTACATCTAACATTGATACAAATGGAGTATCCGCATTATCATCTTCACTACTTGAATTTTCATATTCTATTTCTTCATATGAATTTTCAAAATTAAAAATACTTATTTTCTCTTTATCTTCAAATTTATTCATTTCTATCTCGAGATGATCTTCTGAAATTATAAAACTTGAAGACGAATCATAAAGAGAATCAATATAATTTAAAGGATCAATTTTAATTAATTCATTTATTTCATCTTTTACAGAATCTAATGCATCGTATAATTTAAAATAATTTTTGAATAAGCTAAATGTTTTTATATAAAATACTCTATAGTATGATACTCTTTTATTGTACTCTATATCTAAAAAGTGTTGTAATGAAATGGTTTCAACTCCTAACTTTTCAAGAAAAGGTAATGTAAATAATTCTTTTAAAGATATTAATCTATTTATCATTTCTTCAGTATTTGCATTTTGAGTAATTACATTTCTACAGTCAGTAATTCTTTTAAAAAAAATATTATTATATGATGTTTCAAAAAATGAATTATAATAAATAATTACTTTACTTTCAATTAGTAATTTTATATTTTTTAAATCTTCTTTACTTAAAACATCTGTCTTAATATAAATATTAAATTCTTTAAATTTTTTTTTGAATAAATTTATTAATTGATAATTTAATGAAATAAATATAATTTTTAACTGTTTTAATCTATCATAAGTTGAAATAAAATTATTTAAAATATTTAAATTAAATCCTTTACTGTCTTCTATTTTTTTATAGAAATCTTGTAAATTCTCAGAATGGATATTACCTTCAAAATAAATTATTTTATTTAATATAATTTTTATTACAAACTCTATTTTTTTTGCATTTAAATGACTGTATTGCTCTAAAACTAGTTTAATAAAATTATAAAAAAATTTTTTGTCATTTAAATAATTTAAAATATCAACATAATCATTTTTATCTAAATATTTAGTAATATTAATTATTTCCATTAATTAAGTTATGAAAATAAAATTTTAATTTATATTCATAACTTAAAAATAAAATGTTTATTGTATTTAAATAATGACTGGTGGTTTATTACAATTAATTTCTGCAGGTAGTCAGGATATTTTATTAACAAAAAGCCCAGAATTTACATTTTTTAAGATAGTTTATCATCGTTATAGTAATTTTTCTAAATTTAATGATATGATTATATTTGATAATAAAGTTTTATTTAATTCAATAAATAAAGTTAATATTCCAAAAAATGGTGATTTATTAGATAATATTTATGTTTCAGTTGATTTACCTGAACTAAATGTAAAATACGAAAGAGAACTATATGATGAAGTGAATAAACAAATTGGTGATATTAAATTTATTACTAATAATGAAAATAATAATTTATTATTTAATTTCAATAATATTTTAAATCATCTCGAAAAAAAACAATATTATCAAGCATTCACAAATTTTAATGATTCTTCTATATCCACTGCAGCAAATGCTATGACTGGTGGTATCTTAAATATAAATAACTTAATAACTAAAGATTTATCAATTGAAAATAGTGTTAATACTTATTATCAACTATCTGAAAATTTATTAAATAAATATTTACCAGATTCACAAATATTTACTGATTTTGGATATGGTTCAACTATAGAACTTGAAAAAACTGATAATATTAATAAAATAAATTATGATAATATAAATGATAGTTATTATGTGGATATTTTATTAAATATTTTTTATAATAATAATGTTTCTCCTTTAATAAATTATTTGAATTTTAAGAAGCAAGATTATCTAATGAATACTCCAAATAGATATATTGAAAAATTATTTAATGAATTGTTATCTTATTACACAAGTAATAATTATAATTTATTATCATATTATTTATTATCATCTAATACAAATTTAAAAAAGGAAAATAAAACAAATAGTGAATTTGATACTTTAAATATTTTACAAAGTAATTTAATTGAAATAAATTATGATAATAATTATATTTATTCATCAAATAAAGCATCATCCTATGAAATAATTTTTGTATGTAATACATCATCTTTTAATCTAAAAAATATTGTTTCTATACTTGAAAAACAAAAAATGACTTCTTCTTACAACGAAGATGTTTTATATAAATTACTAGAAAGTAATGTAGTAAATATTACTGTTGATGATTTTTGTTTATCTAATTATTTAAATATCACAGGCTGGTCTGGTAATATTTATACTAAATCATCTATAGCTTTAAAAGTAAATAGTAATAATGTGTATCAAATTGTATTAAATAATACAACAGATTTAGAAAATGATCAAGTTATTTTTGGTTTTTATAATAATACTTCAACAGTAAATGCAAAGCCTGATTTTATATTTTATATTCAAAATATTACCACTACAACAAATACTATTGAAGGTATTTTATTTGATAATAAACTTAATGCATATAATATAAGTAAAATAATTAGTAATACGAATGATTACGATACATATGAAAAAACATATTTATCTAATGGATTTGTTTCTATAACTCCTATCGATTATGAAATTTTTTTATCTGATATTTGGAATAATTTTAAATTTATCAATTCATCAAATAGCAATTTAATAAAATCCTTATCACAAAATGACTATTATAACAACGTTATCAAATATAGTAAAACATGTTTATCTATCCAGAAGCAAATTTTTACTAATTTGATAAATGTTTTATTTACTGAAAACATAACAATTAGCATAACATTTAATGTAGATCAAAGTACAACTGAAGTTGATGATTATTATGAAACAAATTTATATTCAACATATGATAATTTTATAAAAAAATTTTTATTTAAAGATTCTAATAATTTATTAACATATACTTCAAATACTGAAGATACACCAGAGTTTATTTATAATAAATTTGTAAATAAAATAGTAGGATATTTCATTGAATCTGATAATAATATTAAAACAGAATATACATCTTATGGAAATATATTTTTTAATGGTTTATTAAATGCCTCTAATTTATTAAATCTTAGTAATATAATTAAATATTATACTGATACTAGTCCTTTTACTACTATTGTATTAAATGGTACAAGTTATAATGATAGTGCAACAATTGCTGTTGGCAATATTGTATATTTATATAATTCTACTACTATAAATAGCTCAGATTTAATAGGTGTATTTAAGATCACAGAAATGGATACAACTAATGTAGCCAAGCCAAGAATTAAACTTATTTTTAATGACTATAATAAAAGTATATCAGGATTAGAATTGTCAATTTCAAAAATTGATAGTATAGGTGATAATGCATATTTATTTCATGATAATACTGCTACAAAATATGTTCAAATTGACGGTAATATAAGAGATGAAACAAAATACACTTTTAAAATTATAAATGATACAAATAAATATACAGATTATTCAAGTAATCCTGGTGGCACAGATACTACTGATGTGATTGCAGATGATAAATATATTTGGTTATATTCTTCAAGTAATAATAATTTTTACTCATCTTCTGCAACCTATTTGGGAAAAGTGAACTTGTCAATAATTAATCCTAATAGTGCAGTTAGTGATTCAACAAGAGAATATATATTTTACGTAGATAGTTTAGAAGATCCTAATATTAACTTTGATACAGATACATATACATATTTTGGATTTTGTCAAAATGGTGATAATTCTGCTCCAGATTTTAGTAAAGGTTTTAGAATAAATACTGTTATTGTAAAAGATAGATATTTTTCTATAAATTCAATTAATAATAATACAGTAACTGACTCTACTACAAGAGGGTACAAGTTCACTAATATTTTATATTTATATTATTTATCTTATTTATTTGATCAACTAAAAACGAGTACTTCAACCTATAACAAAATGTTATTAGGAAGATTATTTTTAATTGGAAGTAAAATATATCAATTAATCAAATTAAATTCGAATTTTACAAATGAGCCAGAATCATTAATAAATACAATTAAATTATCATATTATTCTGACTTTAGTAAAATATTTAATAGTAATACTATTTTAAATGAACTATTATTAAAAGAAACAGGAAACTTAACATCTCATTACTCTTTATTAAGAACTTATATGAATGATAAGTCATTTATAAAAATAATAAATAATGTTGAAGTAACTACGTCATATTCATTTGATGGAACAAATTTAACTAAAAATGTATCTAATTTAACTGTTGGTACCACAGTAACAGATAATAATTTGCTTTCAGAAATTAAAACATATTTTAGTAATAAATTAAGTGAACTTTCTGATGATACTTATAAGACAATCGTCGAAGCACAAACAATTGATTCTAATTTATATTATATATCATCTAATGACTACCTATCTGAAATTTATATAAATATTGCTAATAATATATATTATGATGATTTAGTAGATAAAAAATCTAGAGCAATTGGAACTTTATTTTACGAATATGTAAATGATACAGATAGTATTAATGAAACAGTAGTTAGAAATATTATTGAAAATGAAATATTAGCTTATGATTCTATTCATATTCTTACAGATAAAGATCTTTATATAGATAGAATAAATACAAGATATAATAAAACAGGTGTATCTACTTCTTATGAGATATTGTTTAGTAACTATTTGAATCATGAACACTTTATAAACAAAGTTTCCAATATTGACTTTTATGAAAATTTATCATTACCGGACTCAACTGTGAAAAGTAATATATATACCAAAGTTGGAATAGCTGAAGGAGTTAGTACAGGTTTAACTGCATCAGTTAATAAAATTTTTATTCAGAATGAAACAGATAAATCTGTTTACTCTTTTATAAATAATTCTATACAAAATAATAATGAAGTATACGACTTTATGCATAAATTTTTATTTACCGTCTCTGTATATCAATTATATAATAAGATTCAATCTTATTTAAGATCATGGGAAATAAATCAAATAATCAATACAAATAATATAACTTTAGATAAAATTAATACATTATTAAAAAATAATTCATTAGAAGAATATGTTGAATTATCTTACAAGAATATGGCAGGTAATACTAAAACTATTTATGTTCCGTCCTCATATTCTAGTATTTTTACTGAAAAAATTAATTATATTCTTTCTTTGAGTGCAACAGATAAAACAATAGAAGCTAATTTAGGGTTAAAAGAAGATAATGGTTTTTATGATAAAGTAAAAGAATATTATTTTGCAACAGGATCTACATATAAATCTATAAAATCTTTAGAAACTTCGTTGAATAGTAATGGTGGTTTTTTTGACAGTTCAGGGTATAAACTTGTTAGAGGTTGTATTGTAACAGATACAGAATATACTAGTTTAAATTATAATATTTTACAAGTTTTAATTAATGAAGTAAGCGATTATGGTGGTATAAAAAACATTACAATACCATTTGATATAGATAGTATATTTTGTTCTACAACAGATGCAACTTCACAAACTACATTATCATTGGAATATTCTAATTTAAGAATACAAAGTAATAATCGTCCTGAACCTGCAGCAAATACATTAACAATAACAAATAAACAATTTGATTATAAAATTAATATTAGAGCAGGTTTAAATCAAAAAAATATAACAGATATGAAAGCTGGTGATATTGGAATATCAATAAATGGTGTCATATTAAGAAATACATATTCTTTATCTAGTCCTGCAAATACAACAAATGCTCCAAATAGTGTATATACTATTACTTTAGATTTTGATAGATATTATGATTATGAAAATAATAGTATAACTAATAAAAAAATAGAAGCAGGTAATGTCTTAAAAATATATTCAACTGGTGTAATTGACGCTGCATTATTTATTTCAGATGCAACAATTATTAGTGTAGATAATAATATTTTAACCTTCAATTTGCAATATAATGAAAATATAAAAAATGGTATTTATGCCTTTTATAAAGATGAGATTACAAGCATTTCTTCATTAAAATATGGAATTAAATTAAGTAGTATATCTGTTGAATCATTTAGACTAAATTTATTGTCATATTTTAATGAATTTACAAATAATGAATCCATTTATCATTCAGCAATAGATTCTAATAATTCATTCAATTATTATTCAGGTAAATTTATGTCATCATTATCTGGAATTACTAATAGTTACTTAGATACATCAGATTTTAGTGGTGATAAATTAAGACACACTGATGGTCATTCCAAAATATTAGGTATTTCATATGATGGTTATCCAATTTATGGTCCATATGGATATAAAAATGCATTAGAAGAAAGTGATATTAAATTAATTCAATCATCATATAAAATTAAATCAGAATTCACAACAAATAGAAATAATATTATTACCGTAGGTGGAGGAGTAGTTACAGCTTTTGATAGTGGAACAATTATTGAAGATTATGAATATATTGAAAGTTTAGGAGATTTAGATGATTGTAATGGTCGATATTGTATAACACCAGAATTTCCCAAAGGTACATATGCTTATTTTCTAACATTTGATAATACTACTGATATGAATCCTGTTTATCCTTATATTATTGGCAATAAATTTTATTCTGAAAGTAGTATTTCTGCAAATTCTCAAATAGATAATGTAAATATAACACTAAATAATAACTTATCTGATTATTCAGTAAATGATATTGTTAATTTTATTGGAGATAATGGAAAATATGGTAAAGGGATTATTAAATCAAATAGTAATAATTTAAAATATATTGAAATAACTGATAAAGGAGTAAAATATTCAGAAGGCAGTAAAATTAATGTGTTTAAAGATATTCCATCTACTCTTGAATATATAGATGAGCATAAGTTATTTTTAAGAAGAAAGTCTAGATTATATGATGGGTATTACTTTGATTTAGCTAATGACGAAGTATCAATTACTAAACCTGTTAACATAACAGATCAAACAAAATTTTCTGCTTCACTAGAAAAAATAAGTAATATAATGATTGATTTAAAAAATTTATTAGTTAGTAATACAACACCAACATTAAATATTACATCAGTTTATGATACTACTAATTATGAAGGTATATTAGCTATTTTGGGTATAGAAAATTTAGTTCTAAATTTAGCATCATTGTCACCTAATTTTTTTGGAGATAAATTAAAAAACTTACTTTTTAATGAAATAAATTTAGATAGTTATAAATTATCAGATGTCATAAATAATTATATATCTTCTTTATTTAGCAAATACAAAGATGAATATAAATTATATTATACAGAAACTATTTTTATTAAAAGAGATTACACTATAAAAAATGTAAATTTAGAAAATTATATAAATAATACAATAAATACTTCATTTAATGAAGAAATAAGTACATTACTTGCTGTTGAAATAAATTCATTAAATACAAATTATAGTTCATATAGTAAATATAAGACAGATATTGTGTCAGTAATTTCAAGAGATGAAATCCCTAAATTTAGTTGGGTGAATAATTTAGGTAATTTTATATTTAATAATATTAGTTTATATTTTAATGACTTGTTAGTTGATAAGATTTATAATGACTGGAATAATATTTGGTATGAGTTAAATTCTGATTATGACAAGAAGGAATTAATGGAAAAGATGATAGGAGCAACAAAAGATTTAACAACATTAAATTCTGAAGTAAAAAATAGTAAGAAATTAGTCTTACCATTAAATTTCTGGTTTTGTAGATATAAGGGTCTGAATATTCCATTAGTTGCAATGCCATATGTAAATATATTTTTAAAATTTAATGTAGCAAGTTTAGATGAGTTAGTTAGAAAAGAAACTGGTACAATAGTTGAGTTAGGATCTGAACTAGGTATGAAACTTATTACAAATTACATACATTTGGATGAATCTGAAAGAAAATTATTTGCAGAAGCTAGACATGAATATTTAATAGAACAGATACAATTTAATGGTATTCAAAATATTAATTCATTAAATCCAAGATTCAATGTTTATTTTAGAAATAATATAAAAGATATTTATTGGATATTATTAAATAACAATAGTTTATATAATAAGAATAGAGGTAATTACTCTTTAAAAGACGATGATAATAGTGGCAATCCAATCTTATCAACAGAAATTTTATTAAATAATGTTAAATTAGTAGAATTAGATGGGACATATACAAATTATGTAATGCCATATGAAAGATACAATTCAACTCCTTCGGATGGAGTAAATATTTATAGTTTTAATTTAAATAATTTTGTATATCAACCATCTGGTAGTCTTAATTTTGGGATGTTAGACAAAGTAGAAATGAAGATGAATTTAGATGCTAGTTTAAATGATAGTTCGAATATGAAAGTTTTAGTGTTTGGAAATAGTTATAATATACTTAGAATCATGAGTGGTTTAGCAGGTTTAGCATTTATTGAATAATAAAATAAGTTAAATATATTTTATTATTTTAATATTATATATAAATGTCTGGTGGATTAATACAATTAGTATCTGTTGGATTCGAAGATTTATATTTAACTGCAGAACCAGAAATAACTTTTTTTAAAATGGTTTATAAACGTCATACTAATTTTTCTCAAGAACCTGTTACACAATTATTTAGTACAACTCCAAATTTTGGAGAGAGAGTATCATGTTCTTTGGCAAAAACTGCAGATCTTATTTCAGATATATATTTATATGTTCAATTACCTGAAATTCCAAAATTATTTACAAATACTTTCAATAAATTTAAATGGTGTAAGAAAATTGGATATGCATTAATTAATTATATAGAATTAGAAATAAATGGTCAAATGATAGATAAGTTATATGGTGACTGGTTAAATATTTGGAGTTCATTATCATCTGGATTAAGTAAAGAATCTGAAGATATATTAATTGGGAATGTACCTTCTTTAAATGAGAGTACTAATGGAAAACAAACTTATAACATGTATGTACCAATAAACTTCTTTTTTAATAAAAATAAAGGTTTGGCAATACCAGTTATTGCTTTACATTTAAGTGATATCAAAGTTCATGTACAATTTAATGATCTTGATGATATTTTAATACCAAGTCCGACAAATTATATTACAATTGAAGAATATATGTGTTTATTTAATGAGGGAGATATATTAACACAAAATATAAATGGTAAGGATGTAAATGTAATATTTAATCATTATGATTATGAAACTAGAAGATTATATTATACAAAATATGATAATTCAATACAGTATTATACATCTTCAAGTTTAGAAAATAAAAGTAAATATAAACTGTATGATAAAGATTATAATTATGTAATTCCTTCATCAAATGAACTTGTACATACGTTTTCTTATCCGAATATTTCAATAAATGAATCAAGTTTATTAGTTAATTTTATATATTTAGATAATTTGGAGAGAAAACGTTTTGCTTCGTCAAATCATGAATATTTAATTTCGACATTGGAATATTCAGGGGAAAGAACAATTTATAATACTCATACAAAAATTAAATTGGGTTTTGTAAATCCAAGTAAAGAATTATTTTGGGTTGCGCAATTGCATAAAATAAAAAATGGTTTTATAAAAGAGAAATTTAATTATACATCTAAAATAAATTATAATGGAGACAATTTAGTTATGAAGTCTCAAATTTTTCAAAATGGTCAAATTAGGTCATTTGAACATGATAAATATTTTTATAATTATATAAAGTCATATATTTATCATAAAAATCAGATAGAAGAAGGGATAAATATATATTCTTATTCTTTAGATCCAGAAAATTACCAACCAAAAGGTAGTTGTAATTTTTGTAGAATAGATGATTTAGTTTTAGAATTAACTTTATCGTCTTTAGTTACATATGATAATCCTATATTATTACGTGTTTATAATTATAATTATAATATATTAAGAATAACAAATGGATTGGCTGGTTTAACATTCGTTAACTAGTAATTTTTTTAAGTCATCGTCTGTAATTTCGACATTGTCACCACATGCATTACATGACTTTTCTATTTTTTTTTTCTTTTTTGAAAATTTAATTTCCGGATTATTACATTTTTGACAAATTAGGTTTTTTATAAGAACTTCTAAAGTTTCATCTAATTGATTATTTGAAACTGATTTATTATAAAGGATATCATTTTTTGACTGACATCCATAATACTTTTGATAATATTTCATAATTGTTTTTGGACTTAAATATATTGCTTTTGAGACTGCTTCAAGATTATCAATTTTGATACCTAATCTTTGTGAACTAATTTTAATTTGTTCCCTTTGATACCTATAAAAAGGATCTTGTACTTCTTTTGGAATATTAATCATTATTATATTAAATTAATTTTAATTTATATCTAAACTAAAATTATAATTTTTTCAATTTTTAAATTTCAAATAATGATTTATTAAATTTATATGAAGTATTTAATATGTAAGATAATTGAATTAAGTTATGTTCTGATGGATTATTTATAAGAGACATTATCAATCCTAAGTTATTACGGTAATTATAATTAATTACATCTATATTAGGACCAAAAATAGACTGCATATATTTACTATTATGTTTTAAGTTTATAATTACTTTGTCTAATTCAGGTTCTTCATCTTTAAATAGTTCTTGTAATTTTTTATATTGATGTTTTAAATTTTCTAATGGTGATAATGATTTATATAAAGGGTACATTTCTTGTGTTAAATCTGAATATTTATCATAATCTGAATTTAGATACGATAATCTTCTATTAATAATATTAATACAGGTATCTAAATATTCTTTTAGATAAGGTTGACTATTTAATTTATTGCTAATATTTTGATGTTTTTTCCAGCTATCAAAACTTTCATAATATTTCAGTTTAATATTTTTTGGAGGAACTTTTACATAATGTGGTATATTTTTATCAAAGTAACTTATATTTTTAATTTTTATTTTAAATTGTAGTTTTTTTAATAATTGCATTATTAATTGCATATTTGCATAATTTAATTTTTTAATTGAGTTTATTCTTTCATATATAATAAAATTATTGTCATTTTCAAATAATTCTTTTGAAGAAGATCCATAACCATTTTCTATTAATACTTTTAATAATAAATCTGAACATTTTTGATCTGATATATTTAAAAGTATTCCTTTACAATGACCTCCATTAATAATCTCATCTTTCCAATTGGAATTTTCCATGTTCATATTCTTTTCTTTATCATTATTATTATATTTTTGAATTTTAAAAAATAGTTCATACTTTTTAGTTAAATTTTTATTAATTTTTAAAACGCGTTCAAATGATTTTTTATAATCTGATTCAAATGAGTTATGTTGAAATATTTTATCTAATGGATATACTTTAGGTGGTGGAAAATTTTTCTCATAAGTAGAATCAATATTTATGGAATTTGATTCATCTTCGATATTATAAAATTTATCAAATTCCATAAATATTGATTCTATATAATTTCGAATTCCAGCCATAAACATTTTAATCTTTTCATAAATTTGTTTATCATCTAATGGATTAATATTTTCTAAATTTATAAGATCTTGTATTGCTTTAATTATAAAATTTTTATTTTCTGGAACATCTTCTAAAGTCTTTACAATATCTAATATAATATCATAATTATCTTCATAACCAATAAATGTATTAAGAATTGTATATTTATCAAATTTTATAAATCTTGAAAAAAAATCAAATAGCCATTTTTCTACAAAAGGATCATAATTGTCAATATTATAAATTGTATTAATAAAATGATAATTTTCTTCAATTAATTTATAATATTTAAATTTTAAAATCTTTTTACCTGATACATTATCAGATAATTTTGATTTATTATTTTTATATAATTCTATAAATTCTAATCCTCTTATATCATAAGGGTTATTTGTAAAAAATCCAATATAAGGATAATTTTTTATACTCATTTATATAAAGTAAGATTAAAATTATTAAATAATTTTAATTTTATTAATTAATTTATTGTAGTACAAGGTTTGATTGAACACTTTCTGCATCATTTACAGCAGTGTTTAATACACTTTCAATATCTACAATGTTAATTGATCTTTTTCTTAATTTACCCATAGTCTTTTCAAAGTTTTCTACAGCTTTTTTCATAGCAGCATCACTAACTACTTCTGGATTTCTGTTGGATCCATTTGTTAAGTAATATTTTTCTAATGTTGTTACTAAAACAACTGCTTCATTTTCGTGTCTTTCTAAACTTGAAAATATTTTTTCGATTTGATCTTCGGTACTTTTTGCTAAAGTTTTTCTTCTAGATCTTAATCTAGCTACCATACTTTTGTAAATAGATCTTAATTGGGCAGAGAATTTTGGTAAATTTTCAACTTTGTTTCCACTTCTTGCAGGGAATAAGAATCCTGGAGCACCACCTTTGTGTGAAAATAAGTTAAATCCCATTGGGAATGCACCAGTTAAACCATGAACTCTAAATCTAACTGTATCATATGCACTATTAATTCTGTATCTTAAGTCATCAAAAGAATGATCTACTCTTTTATTGTGGGTTGCTGCTCTGACACCATAACTATCTAATGGTGCATTCAAGCCAAGATCACCTGCGTTTAAGATATTTGGGTTAGCATTTACAAATGCTACTAAGTTTTTAAGAAAATTAGCATTGACAAATTGTGTGCTAGTGGCAGTGATACCTAATTCCTTCTTTTGATTTTCATTTAAGCTACTTCTCCAGCTATCATAAGATTGACATCTGACTTTACCATCACTTGAATTTTCACCTTTGAATCCTGCAGATTTAAGGATAGAAAAAACTTCTTTTGGATGCATTTTAGCAACTTCAGCAGCAGTGGTTGCCCATAAATTTTCATCTAAAAGAGCATCTACACATTTGTTATCAGCTGCTGAACCATCATCTTCCCACATTGATTCACCTTCCATAAAGCATTTTAATGAAGCAAGTGATTGTTTTGCCCCATTTGATTGACCAGCTATTTTCCAGTAGTCATCTAATGAGTCATAC